TAGTGCCCTAAAATGATTTGTACTAGCTGCGGCTGTAGGATATTCCTTAATGATCAATCTGCCCTTGACTGTATTCTTAAGGTCTTCTATTTTCTTTTCATAAGTCTTTTTGGGTAAACCCACCAAATCATCCAATCGAATGTTCAATAAATTTGCATCTATTCGTTCTGCAATTCGTTCTTCTGCCATCTCAAGAGTAATATACAAAACATTATTTCCTTGTGATAAGGCACTAGAACTAACATGACACATAAACAGAGATTTACCAACACCTGTTCCTGCGAGAGCAATATTCAAGGTTTTAGAAGATAGACCACCTCCTGTTATCTTGTTGAAGTAATCAAGGTCAAAGGGAATCTTTTTCTCAATTTTATGATAAAATGAATAACGATCATCAGAGTCCAAAAGATAATCATGGCCCACGTGAGGATCAAAACTAACAGAAAGAGCATCGGTAAGCAACTCAGGAATAGCACCCTTGTCAGACTTAGATTTTTCGGGTTCATCCAATATTTTAATTGAACTAACAACGGCGTTGTAGATTGCTTTGTCTTGACAGAATTTCTCTGTTGTCTCCAATAACCATTGAATGTCCGATTTCTCATCGTTTTGTCCTTCCAAATAAGTTAACAATTCTGTTACATTTTCAAATTCTTCATCTTTTAGTGGTGTACTATCTAACTCAATAACTAACGCCTCTTTAGTAGGCAAATTATTGTACTTGTTGATAAACGAATTTACTTGTTCATACAGTAATTTATCTGTATGTTCCATAAAATATTCTTTATTAAGAAAAGGTAAAACTTTTCTAGAATATTCTTCGTTATGTATCAGATTTTTCAGTATTAATGTCTCTATCCGCTGCTGCATGTTTGTCCATTTGATTTTGTAAGATTTCTATTACCCATTCTCCTAATCGTTTTTCGAATGCCGTACCTTCTTTATCAGTAATTTTATGCTTTATATTATGTGGTGGTACTTCAATATCATATTCATATTGACAGGCAATATCATTGCCATCTAATTCTTGTTCTACTAATTTAAATGATGTGTATCTAACTACTGCCCCATCAAATGGTGAATCATCTTGAACTATCAAACACAAAGATTTATCTTTCGGATCATTTGGATTAGAACATTCTTTATATGGTGCATTACCAGTTTCAAAATATGGATCATTCGCCATCTGATACCTCACTTTCATCATCAAATCCACCATAGAGATAAACTTTCTTAGCATGTTCATTTAACTTGTCAAGAATATCCTTAGTAAAATATTTTTCAGGATCATTTAAAATTGCTTTTCCAAACACCTTAGAACCATCCGGCATTTCATATCTTGTAGATACTTTGGTAAAAATTTTAGCATCTTCTGCCAATTCTATGAGCCCATAATATCTATTTAATCCCTGATCATATCGTAAAAGAACATCCACCCTCTTGTTCTCTTTAGTCAATCGTGATTTATAATTTTTACAATGTATTATATTTCCTACAACCTCTGTTCCTTCTTTTTCTTTTCTCCTAGAGAGAAAAATGATTGTAGATGCTGCATATTGTAGTCCACTACCACCGCCCATTACATCTTGTGGGAACATTGTACCAACTTGTTTGTATGTATGATTAGTAACTAGAAGTGGAATTCCGGCTTTGCCCAGTTTCAATGTCAAGACTCTAAATGCTCCCTTGACTAACTGTGCCCGTGTCATGTCTTTGGTTTCTTTACCTTCTGAAATATCGGTTACTTCTTTGGTAGTAGATAGCATTCCAAGAGAATCTAAACACATTAACAATGGCCTATCTTCTGTATGACTTTCTACTATCTTGAGTGCTTGATGAGTAAATTCTTGAATTGTAGTGACAGGGAGAATTATCATCCGTTCAGGATCAATCCCCCTATCTATAATCATTTGCTTAGTGAGAGCAGATTCAGACTCAAAATAAAGAACACCACCGCTAGGATTATCTGCAAGAAACTGTTTGACAATACCCAACACAAAAAAGGTTTTTCCAGTTGCAGTTTCTCCAGCAAATGCTGTAATTTTGTTTGTGGGTATTCCTCCATAAATATCTCCTGAAATTAATGCATTTAAAATATAACTACCAGTATCTATATAACCTGAAACATCACCAGCTTCTACTCCATCTGAAACTTTTGATCCAAACTCATTACCTGTCGCTTTTAATAAATTATCAAAATATTCATTCATGTTTTTTCCTTGTACTAAGTTCCTTTTTAATTCTTTGTATTTCTAAATTCAAGTCTGCGCGTTCTGAAAATGTTTCAGCAACACGATCCTTCCGAAAAATTAAATCTTGTAACAAACGCTCTAATTCTTCCGTAATCCAATTTTCAAAGTCTGTAGTCATCTTTCATTTCTATGATATAGTGTCCACTTTCCTGTAAGCCTGTGGCAAACTTCTTGGCCTCTTTCCACGTACTGAAAGTCATAATTGAAATAGAATCTGGAATAATATCTACGGAATGATTCAACTCTTTAAATACTCCATGAGCGTCTTGTCTTTCTTCCCTTTGTTGTTTGTATGTTTTTTGTGCATACTTTACTATTATACTTCCTGCCATATTAACTCCAAAAAACTTGTAAAACTGTTCTATAATTATTGGGTGGTAAGTCTGCTATTTTAGTAACCGAATGTGAATTCTTATCATACCTCGTTGCCGTATTATATTCAGGATATAAAAATCTATTTTCATCTTTCTCATCAACATAAAGAAATGCACCACCCCAATCATATTTCCAATCTTTATTTAAATATGTTGTTGATACAAAATTAAAACCCGTATCATCATGCCAAGGTATATAACTATCTTTTGTCATAAATTGTAATACAAAACTGAAATTAGTAGTGGTAGTAGTATCAATTTTCCATTTTCTAGTCAAGTGCACTTTCATAGCCTGAGCTTCAGCTGAATTATCTGGAAATCTATACAGAAAAATGGGTGCACTTTGGTTTATTAAATCTGATGTCCACACATTTAGTTGAACTTTAACTTCTAAATTTCCTGTACGAAAGTTGGTAATTTTATTTTCCAATACGGCCAAAATATGTCCTGGCCACATATCTTTATGAATTTCCATATACCTCTATTATACCACTAAATAAAGAAATTGTCAAGACTTGAACGGCGTTCAGTATCCCAACCAATTACATCCAATACACCTTTCAATGGTTCAACAAATGCCTTTTCAAATTGCATATCATAATCTATATATTTTTCTAACTTAAATTCTTTAGGTAAACTATTTAATATAGAAATTACTTTATCGCCTGCCGGATTTGGATCTTTAAGATAAGCAAATTTAATTTTCTCACCTTCTTGTATAACTGGATATTTTCTAGTCAGTTTATTGGATCTAAGCATGTGATTATAGATCAAAGACCCCTTTACATGAATTGGAGTGCCTTTCTTATAGACTGATGCTGGATCTTTATATTTCTTAAGTCCATTAACAGATCGTGGAAAAGCGACACTCTCCATATTCAAACTGAAAAACTTTTCCTTAAATGTTTCAATATAACCAATCACATCATCTTCTGTACCTGAAATAATAATATTGAAAATTTCTTTTAATGACTCTCTACAAGCTTGTGGTGTAGAACTTTTAATTGCTTCAATACCTACAATCTTTAATTTGGGTTCTTCATATCGAACACCCTCAGAATCATGAACGTTCAGAATATAATGTTTCTTCGCCGTCCAAATTCCTGTATCAGCAATAACCTCACGTTTCATGACCATCTTTTGTTGATAGGCATTTACATACTCAGCTAATTCTTTGTACGCCTCCTCAATGACTCCTTCTATTCTTCCACAGGCCTTGTCCAAGAATCCAATGATTTTTTCCTTATCGGTAATACCAACTCTAGAAACAAGACTATCAAGACAAACATATAGAGAATCGGTATCCATAGCAACAATATAGTCAACATTTACTGTACCTAATGTAGTGTTTAAGTAACCATTCACCGCATTTTCTGCCCATTGAACAGATAATTGACCGGCGACAGAAACCGCTTCTGCATTTCGTTCATCATAAAAACGAAACCATTGATTGCCCATTGCACCGTATGCAGAGTTAAGTGCAATCTTTAAATTCTGTTGATAATTGTAATATTGTGATAATTTATTTGGATCGGCGTTTCTTCCTTTTTTCTGTTCTGTCAACATCAACTTCTTGTATTTGACTCTATCATTATACATGTTTTCCATCAATTTAGGAAGAAACCCCTGTTTATCTTTACGATAAACTGACCCATTCGGTGTAACTGTTACATTCTTTTCTTTCCAAATACTTGTATCAAACTCCTTATTTACTAACCCATCTACACCTATTTCATCTTCCCATGTACCAAGAATAGTTTCTGGAGAAATGTTATATTGCATAATTAAATGAGGATACAAACTATTCAAGTCAAAACTGACTATCCAATTATGTCTACCTTTTTGTGGCGCCTTTACATAAGCACCCTCATAAGCATCGCCCTTACGTTCTCTTTTCTTTTGTGGAATTACAGTCTTTTCCCTCAAGAGATGATTGTAAATAATACAATCCCACATTCTTGTCTGTGCAAATACATCGGTATAATTACACTTTGACAAATAAGCTAGTGAAATAATCATCTCCAAAAGCTTCATCTTCTTTTCAAGACGATCAACTAACAGTACATCTTGAATATTGTATTGAATAAATTTTTGATAATCTGTTCTGTACAATTCGTGAAGTGTTGCTACTTCAGAAAAGTCTAATTTAGTTTCTCCCAATTCCACATAAGCAATGTGATCTAATCTATAAGACTCTTGATTGGTATAAGTAAACTTCTTGTAGGCATCCATGTAATCAATTTCAGATACACCATATATTTCGTATGTCTGAACTTCTCTACCTCCCATACCGAAAATCTTTTGTTCTTTGACAAATCCCCACGGCGAAAGTTTCTTAACCCATGTTTCACCCAATTCACTACGAATTCTATTAACCAAATATGGAGTATCAAAAGTTTTTGTATTCCAACCAGAAATTACATGCGGACAATTTTGTTGCCAGTACATGACAAACTGTTCTAATAATTGTCTTTCATCACCACATTTATTGTATGTAATATTTTCTTGGCCGTTGGTAAATTCAGAACAACCCCAAACTTGAATATCATCATCTATTTTAATTGTGATTGCTGTGACTTCTTCATCAGCACGTTGAGGGTCTGGAAAACCATGTTCTGAACCAACTTCAATATCAAGATACATTATCTTGAGATGTTCTAAATTGTAATCTATTGGTTCAGGATAGGTATCCGCGATAAAAGAATAGTTGTAATTAGTATGACCATAGATCTGCATATTCTGCACACCTTCATACTTTTTTACTGCTTCGCGAGTTTCTTTGATAGTTCCCCATTGAACGGGGCCTACTGGTTTATCATCAAGAGTTCGCCAGTCAGTTTTAGTTGTGGTAGGAATGTATAAGGTAGGTTTGAATTCGTGCTTATCATCAAAAGGAAGTCCGTCTTCAATTCCCCTTTCAAAAATATAATTACCAAGACATACTACATTAGTATAAAATTTAGACATTTATCTTTTATCGATACCATTGGTTTCGGGTTGGTTTATCATAATAACTATTAATTTCATCTAATCTATTATAACACAGTTTTATGTGTTTGTCAACCCACGTGCGCCTACTAATAAAGGCGCCTACCGTAAAAAGTATCTGAAGATAACTTTTAATAATAAATGCTACTAAATAACAAAACCATTTTTGTAAGTGGTTTTTCCACTTACTACCAACGCTGTTGTTATCTTCTTTCGATTCGTTCCGTCTTTTTTGTATGAACAATGTATCCATCCTGAATTTGGTTCACCTTTTTTATAAAACTCTAATATGATTTGATCCCAATCTAAATTTTTGGTAATCCATTTTGCAACTTCTGGATTAGCTGTTCCTAATTGCTCAAAATCAACTGCTTCACCATTACAATGCTGAGAGGTTTTGGACCCGCCGACTTTAGTGTTCAAAGTGGGCGATCTGTAGCCGCTATTCACCGTAATGACACCAAAATGTTCTCTTACGGGTTGTAAAATTTCATGTGTTACTACTGTAAGATTAACTAGATGTTCTTTTGATGGCTCATTTGATATTCCAAACCTTTCGGCGGTAGGACTTTTAGTCAATTCACTAAGCCAAAAATTCTTTGATATTCTCATAATATTTTTTATTTGTTAAGTTGTTTTATTTTAGGCATTGCGCGAGAACCAAACCAAAAACTAATGATAGCTGCAAATAATGCTTCCGTTTGTTCATCCCATATAACATCAAGGGTTGCGTTTAAATCTCCACCCTTGCTAATGGTATCCCATACTAATGTAATTTTAACACCTATAAATGTTAAGAAAAAAACATAAGTTATGAATGGTCTTACAAATGCTCGTAATGAATTTATAAATCCACCCTGTTTACCTAGTGCTATGTCATGTTCAATAAGAGATTTTTGTTCTTCTACGGCGGCTTTTGTTTCCATTAACTTTATGTCTAAGTCAACGCCTTTTTCTTTCGCCTCCAGTTGGAGTTTAAACATCTCCACTTTGGATTTTTGATCTTCTTTTTCTTTGAACGCGTCTATTATGCTAGGTACTGCTGACCCAGCGAATCCTAATAGACTTCCTAATATTGTAAGCATTATATCCTTTTATAATTATTCACTGCAGCATTGTTCTTCTGTACATTCACATGGATCACAAGTACAAGTTTCATTTTTACAATGTTCGTTATTACACATTTTTTTCTCCTAATGTAAGTTTTTACTTCTATATTATATAGTGAAATAAAAAAAGCCCACCAGTATAAAATACTGATGGGCGCATCGAATTAGTTAATCGACTTGATTTTCTTTTTTCCAATAGGAATCAAACGTGCTCGTTTTTCCTCTGGAATTACTTTCTCAAGTTCAACAGTTAACATTCCGTTGGTTAGATCACACCCTTTTACAACGATGTCATCTGAAAGAGTGAAAGCCCTTTCAAATGTTCTCTTGGCAATCCCACGATGAACATAATTAGATTCATCATCTGTAGATTGCTTAGACCGAATTTGAAGAACGGATTCTTTTAATTCGACTTCAAGATCCTCTTCTGAAAGACCAGCAACGGCCATTTCAATGAAGTACTTGGTGTCTCCGTCTTTTCGGATATTGTATGGGGGAAACCCTTGATTGTTTGTAACGTGTTGCGTGGAATCTCCCAGCAAACGGTCAAACATTGAATCAAACCCTATGGAAAATCCTAGAGCCTTTTCGAAATCCCCAAAGTTTAGGGGGGTGTGTGATGCGCGAAATTGTACCATAATTCCTCCTTTATAAAGCGAGGTTATTAAAATTCACCCCTCATTCGCTAGAGCGGGTGACAGTTACGAGGTTTCCACTATGGACAACCTCAATCACGCCATCCTTCACCATTGCATAGGTGATGGAAGCGATGTCGTAAAACAATCCAAATTAACTCAGTAAACGAATCTGCTGTATAAGTACCAGAGTCTTTTACTACTAACTTAAAATTTGTTTTCATTTTTTTTCTCATAATAAAAGAAAGGGGCCAAACAGTAGTTTGTACCCCTTCCAGTATTTTCATAATATAAAATTCACATACTTATATTATAACATAAGTTTTGAATTTGTCAAGTCTCTTTTAGCCTCTATTATAGATGCCCCAAAGAATCCAGACTGCGATTAGACCCATAAGACCTTCTCCACCCAAAGATTTAACTAAGGCGAGAACGTTTCCTACGATATCTAGTCCAATAAATGGAACCGATGCCGAACCGGGCCATAGAATTTGCAGAACCACACCAAGTGCGATTAATGCTATTCCGGCTTCGGTAAGGCTGCGCATCCATCCGACTGCTTTGTCTAACATTTGTACTCCGTTATTTAATTAAAAGACATTGGTATGTAACTATTACGTACCAGTTGAACCAAAACCACCTTCTCTATCTGTTTTCTGAGTAGGTGCTTCATCAGACTCATTCAATGTATATTTTTCACATCGAACCAGTTCGCCTTGGCATATTCTGTCTCCATTATAAATTCTCACGGGTACGTTACTGATGTTCGTAACCATTGCAAAAATAGGATCGACATAATCGCTGTCAATAACCCCTTCACAATTTGCAAGATAAACTCCCTGTTTGAATGCCAAACCAGATCTTGAATGTAATCGAACTGAAAATCCTACTGGAATATCTGCGATAAGGCCAGTAGGAATCAACATTCTTTCCATATTATTGAGCTGTATAAATGTGTTACTACTATTTATATCAAAAGCAATCCGCCGTGGTACTGATTTGGTAGAGATTGCTTGATAATACTGTACTTCTTCACCGTCTATTAAATTTGCATGTAAATCAAAACATGCTGATTCTTTTGTAGCAAATGTTGGTAATTGTGCTTGATCGTTTAATTTGAAGAATTTTAATTTTTCTTCATGCATTGGTGATTTTGATGCGGTAGAATCAATCTTCTTTTCTACCTTCTTCTTCGCTGTACTCATGGCTCACTTTTTTACTTCCAATATTATATTTTGCTGTTAATGTCCATTCATCTTTTTCTTTATATGAAAGGATTTTTAGTTGATTTAAGGGCACGACTAATGTAGCCGTTTGTTCAGAACTTACTAATTTTATAAGCCCCCATTCTGCCAATAGGTTTGCTATTGTGTTTCTTCTCGCTTGATCATTCTCTGAAAAGTTGGTAGGTTTACCATCAAGTGCAAACAACTCTTTAAAATGGACAATAAAATATCGTCCTTGTTTGTGTAATATATGACAAGATTGAAATAAAGTTTTATCTTTTCTTGATGCCACTCCAATTCTAGTCAATGTCTCTCTAATCTTTAAAAAATCATCTGGCTCTGCTAATGTACATTCCACCATCTCATCTATGTTTTGTGTCATTATTTTTCTCCATTCCACCTTTTGCAAGTTTACTTTTAATATCTTCGATGTTCTCACTTGTGAGAACTTCTAAAGCTTCTTTTGCTTTTTCATTACCGAAACCAAAATACTCTTTGACTAGTTCTAGATTATCAATTTTGTCTGGCTTCAACCACTTAGACCACCTCTTCCGTGGTCTGATATTATTTAGTAAATAGTCGAATTGGAGTTTGTTGTCAAGAAAATGTAACCTATTCATTTCATTGACTTGTATGACAGTATCTTGAAAAAAACTTAATCCACGATTGACAAGAAAAGGAATATAATCCTTTTCAGCCATAGGATCGCCATTTTTCATGACATTTTTATGTTCATTAATAGATTTTATAAATTCAAATGGTCCCATTATATTATCAAATTATCTAACACATTTTGTGTTATTTTCATATCAAAAATCATGTGATGCCTAAATGTATCACCTTTATTGTATACGGCGTGTGGTTTTCTCTTATCCATATACCAATATTCACCCTGTTTCATATAATATTTATGCTTCTCTCCCTGAAGGTCATGTAGTTCAAAATGTGCTTCAGGATTAGATTTCAGACAATAATGTATTCTTGCCGTTTTACCAACTTGTATTCCGGCATTCATTTTATCGATTCCTTTATCGCTATGTCTTTTTATATTACCCTTTTTTGGAGATACTTTAGCAACGGCTAACCATAAACAATCATCAAAAGTAGTTATCTGATTGATAATATTTTCAATAATCGGGAATCGTTTAATATATTCTTCGTTTAATTCTCCTCTTTGTCCCTGTTTGGCTTTCTTTGTACCATACGTAACTACTAATGGTATAATTTCAATAGAAGTCCAAGTATGGTCTTTTCCTCCGTATGATTTTTGATGGTCAGCTATTCCCCAACCATCTTTTACAAAATCATCAAGTTCAGATACAAAACCATCCAAACCGTCAATGTAAGGGTAATCCAACTTGCAGCAAGGGATGTCTTCATATTGTTTTAGTCCTGTTTGTTTTTGTTCTCCGGAATAATAGATACCTCTAACCTCTGCGGCAACCGCATCAATTCTTGAAGATATCCATGATGAATTAAATGCTTCAGCAACATCTTTGTCTGGCTTATGTTCCATATTAACATGAGTAAACCAAACATCACGTTCACCAAATGGAGACTTTCTCATTTCCGAAATGTAATTTTTCACATGGTCATGATAACCTTCTTTATAGAAGAATCTATTAATACAAACATCGCCTTTCTTGATATTTCCAACAACTTGATTAGAAAAATCTCGTACAGCTCTATTTGTTTTAGATGTATCCCCTATTATACCATAGTTTTTATCATTGTCAATGTACAAACTCCCATTGAGGGCATGATGTTGAATCTTCCCCCAATGGACTTTTGCGAATGGATTAATCTGGACTTCTCCATCATAATCGATAAACAATTTTGAAATATTTCTTGACTCTTCTTTGTCCATGAAATATTTATGCTTCAGCTATATCCCTTGAA